AGACAATCAATTACCATTAGATGTATTAGAGCTATGGGACTGTTTTGACTATAACATCACAGTCATACAGAAACCAATACTAGGTAGATGTCAGTTCTTTGGTAAGGATAAGAAGATGCATCCTGGCGAATATGAATTTACTATTGACACTGCACATCCTGACGCATCAGTATTAGATGTAAACTTTGCAGAGCATGACCCAGAGCATAAGACATTCAATATCATTGCACTAGACAACGGACAGTTTGCTGCACAACCTAACAACAGAACTATATTCTTTGACAATAGTTTGGTCAACAATGATAATCTATTGACACCTGACTTTAAAGTATGCACACAGAACTATGCAGTAGAGACTGAACCTAAGTGGTGGTCAGTAGGACATACAGATGAGTGGAACTATAAGACACAGGAAGAAGAGGCAGAAGAAAAGAAAGTCACAGAGATACAAATAGAACCTGAGTTGGGATAGTGTATCAACGACTACACTTGACTAAATAATTATGTCATGCTATCATGACAATACGTTCAGTCTGATACATTCAGACCGCAAGTAAGCCGACTCGGAACGGATCGTTCATCCCGTATGGGACGCAGAAGTTGACTGAAGGAACGGGGCAAAAATCCCTACTACTTTGGAGAAACCCAATGGCAAAAGTCACTTATCGTGGTGTCGAATACGACACTGAAGAATACACCGCTATGATTCTCGAAGAGGATCAAAGGCGTCAGAGACACGAACTAATGTATCGTGGTATTAAAGTCAGAAGTAAGGCATCACCTTGCTCCTAGCAATTTAATTGAAAGATATGTCCTTGCTACATATAGTAGTTAAGGGCATTTTTTTATGCAGAAGACTCGACTCAAAGAGTTAATTACGCAACTTGAGGATTTACTTACTGAACTGAAAGTAGAAGTATATGCTGACGCAGATTCATATATTGACAGTGAAGGTGAACAATGGTATAGTGGGGAAGACGATGACGGATACCCCGACTGACTATGAAAACCCTTGGGTCTACAACGATACAACTTTCACTTCTAACGATATTGGCAACTTCTTCGGTTTTGTCTACAGGATTACAAATTTACAAACTGGGAAACAATACATCGGCAGAAAATACTTTTACCAATTCAGAAAGCCTAGAGGTAAGTCTAGGAAGGTTAAGTCTGAAAGTGACTGGAAAAAATACTATGGCAGTAGTAAGGAGCTTGATAAAGATAGAAAACATCTTGGAAACTCAAATTTTAGAAGAGAAATAATATCACTACATATGACAAAAGGTTGGGTCAACTATGAAGAGACTCGACAACTGTTTCTAAATAATGTATTGAGTGAGCAACTCAATGGAGAAGCAAAATTTTATAACAGCAACATCCTTGGACGTTACATGAAAAAAGATTACTATGAACAACGCATCACCTGAGATGAGACTATACTGCGACATGCTACTTGATTGGATGCAGGATAGGATTGAAGAATTACTACTCAACAAACAATACGACGAGGCATATGATCTCTACATGGAGTGGCACGAGTGGGTTGAAGAACCTAATTCTACGTTGTTTACGATAAAGTATGAAAAGAAGTGATGTAGATTATCTCTATGAGTGGGCAGCAAGAACAGATTTTCCCTTACGACGAGCACCTACTGCTGTTGGTTATTCTAACAAGGATATATATTTCTGCTGGCTAAAAGCAAAGAACAAAAATGGTGGCGGGGTAAGACGTTCTGTTGTTGAAGATCAGAAAGCATTTGATATCTTAAACCAAGATGAGATAATACTAGCAACAGTATCCGTATTTGAAGGGGGAACAAAACTAGGTGCTCATAAAGATCCTCCTGTGTATGGTAGAAAGTATAGGAGAATACAGATTCCACTGTTTATACCATGTGATAAATGTTGTTACATGATATGGAAAGGAAAAAAAGTTTTGTGGAAAGAGGGAGAACCTCAAATATATGATGTTATGGATCACGTCCATGAAGGATACAACTTATCTGATCAAGATATGATCTTTTTATTTGTCGATATAGAACAACGAGATGACAACAGTAACTTGCAAGAAGTGTAACAACACTATCAAATCTAAACATGAACACGATTATCACACATGTGGTTGTGAGAACCAGACCTACGTGTGCGGTGATACCTACGGTGGACAAAACATGAAACATGTGGTAGCATTAGTTGAGGCAAGAGAGGAACCAGACGTGAAGGTAGGAACAGAAAGACCTCGTAGGAGGACTACCAGAATGTCAGATGTAATTATTAGATGAATGTAATAAGTTTTCCTCCAATTCTTGACTCCATATCACTCTTAGAACTAAGAAAAGAAGTAGAGTATTTTCATCCTCTAGGACATAATAAATGGATTGGTATAAACGATGAACCAGAAAACACAATCGAGAAGTATATACAAGATTCTTTTGATTTTCTTCTACGTGATAGTTATAATCTATGGCACGTTGATACAGTTTGGAATACCATTGCCAACCCTGTTGGATTTGAATATTGGATAGAAAGTTTAGACGGACATAATACTATAACATTACATTCTAATAATGATGACACATATAGGAAAACAAACTATGGCATTATGAAGTATCCTCTGCTATCGACAGAGACTTACTTGACAAATGACATAGACCCTACTACAATATTGGATACCAAACAAGGTAATTATTGGGAAGAATATCTAAATCTACCACCTACAGAAGCTACCTTTTCTGTTCCAGAAGAGGGTAAGTTTGTAGTATCTGATCCAAGATACTTACGTGGTGTGTTTGGGAGATGTTCTTCTAGACTCTCTTTATGTTACGATGTGTGGCATTATCGTCCATTAGTGCTAGATAGGGTCGGAATAATTACTAAACCATTTGGTTGTAGATTTTATAAACAGGAATCTACCACACCAACACAATGGTTAGGTGAGACTAGAAAGATGAGACTTAGTGTTTCTGATCAAGTCGTCACACACAAATTTCCAACTAGTTACAACGCAGGAGAAACATGGAAGGTGACTCAATGATTGAGATAACCGAACAGGAGTTTGAGGATCGTAAAGACTACTACTGTGACAAAGCAGAAAGTGGCACAGTGGTATTGGTAAAGAAACCTAACGGTGGTAAAATATTAGTAGTTCCACAAGATCCACAGGATTTATCTTATGACTACCTCAGAGACCACGATGACGCCAGCTAAAACAGAAGTAATTCTAGAAAGATTCCCATACCGTTTCGTGCAAAAAGGTTTGCTAGAAATCAATGGCGAACCAGACTATCGCATACAGAAGTTCAACGAGATCACTCGTGCATACAGAGACATGTATTACCTTGACAGTTCTATACAACTAGACTGTGCTATAGAAGATCCAGAGTATGTCAAGTGGTTAGATCCAGACCCAGAAGTTGCAGCATACCCCAACAAGTCTGACGTATGCAAGAGTCCCTACATAAATAGTTGAAAAACTATTTTGTGTAATGGATTGGTCACCTCAGATTATTGTTAATGCCGAAGACGAACAAAGCGTTTCTACTTCAGTTGCAGCACTAAAAACATTTAACATTGGGTTTCCTGATGACAGAGCAACAGTTCATTGCATAGGAAGAACAGCACGTAATTTTGTTAAGGAGTGGGCACTAGAAGGTGATCACAAATTTATAGAACATCTTAGATCTACTAAGAAGTCACAACTACATTACGAGATTGTAAAAAGAACACGGTTACCTGTTGCATTAATTGCAGGGTCAACCGTGTTTTATGATGATGTAAGTGACTACACTACAACTAAACTGTTTGGTGCAGATACCATTCCACAATGGAACCTATCAGATACAGTTGTCAACATTAAATCTGTAGAGAAGACATTGATATTTGTAGCACAACCAATGCAAGTTATAAGTAAATTAAACGAGATAACAAAGTATACATCAAACACAGTAGCTACAGAAGGAAAGAATAGTAACAAGTGGGGCAACCAGTCAGTAGTCATGGATGGTAAAGTATATCATCAGACATCTGGTATTTTCAACATGCTATACAACTTTGACTCATCATTGATGACCAACTTCAGTAGTAAGACAGCAAACAAGTATGAGACTATCTTTGGTGCTGAATCAATATCTGGAACCATGGCAAAGTTAGAAGCACTGGGAAGAGATACATCTAAATTTATGAAGTATGTCAACGCAGGATTGAATGAAGATTGGGAAGGAGTAAAAGGATATCGTAAAGTTTTTATTGACACAATAAGTTGAGTGTGCTAAGGTGCTATATATCATAGATTAAAATGATCTATGACTGATAAAAAACAAGAAGAGTTGAAAGAAGAACCTAAGAAAAAAGGTTTTTTTGGTAAACTAAAAGATCATGCGGAAGATAAAGAGGAGCAGATGATGATTCTGTCTACCTTTGTCCGTCTTGGTATTTTGATTTGGAGTGGCGGAATATTGACATTAGCGTATGTTGACCTTCCACCCGCCTTTAAGATGCCTAAGCAGGATCTAGATCCGACCTTCATAGCTTCGGTCTTTACGGGCGTGCTAGCTACTTTTGGCGTCCAGACGTCCAAGAAGGGAGGTGTCAATGGTGGCGGTGGCGGTGTAAGTAAAGGAGATATGGAAAAGTTAATTGCTGCAGCATCATCAACTGCTCCTGCACAGACTATTCGTATTGAGCAAGCACCAGTTCAAATCGTGCCAAACACTGATAAACCTAAGAGTTAATTATGCAAAAAATTGTAAACGGTATCGCTATAGTTAGCGGTGTAGTATCACTTACAGTCGTAGGACTAGGTGGATACGTATTCATTAGAAAGGATGCTATCATTGATAGTGCCAAGTCTAAAATACTAGAAGCAGTAATGCCTGATCTAGGTGGCATCGCAGGAGATGCTTTACCAGATGTGACAGGACCTGCAGTTCCACAGTTACCTCAGTTCTAATGGCAAACGAGGAGACTCCAGAAATCAAACGTGATCGAGCACTGACTCTATTCCAAGAGTCGGTGTTGGAACCGAATCATAAGTTAAGAGCATGTGCTCACAACCAAGAATGTTTTGATGAGTTGATGGATGTCAGAGAACATGTATTAGATTATTTGCAAACACTAAGAGAATATTCAGATACAAAACCATTATCAAAGTGGCGGTAACATGGATGACGTTATTAGTATACCTAACGTCGGCATAAGATCCATAGGTATAAATGAAGTATACATTCCAAACATTACAACAACTGTTCCTGTAACACCGACAGTTCCTTTCATTCTTAATATCGGAAGTCCTGTTGTAGATTTACCAGGTTGTGTAGAATTTCATCCTGATGCTGCAGAGAACAGAGAGAACCCTAACCTAAAGGAAGATGATTCCAACGGGTCTAGGGTTCTTTGCGACGGTAACATGCCATCGTTTGATACTATGGACTATACACCAGAAGATTTAAACATATATGTAGAGACACCACCTCCTGCTGTGGAACCACCACCAGATCCGCCAAGTGCACCAGAGGTTCCTGAGACAGGTGGAGTTACACCAGACACAGAGTGTCCTGCACCCAACCAACCACGTATAGGTGATCTAACTACCAGTGGTGATGAGAAAGTTGTGGGTCATGAACTCCAAGGAACTGTATGTGTAGTATTATATGAACCTACGTCTGTTGCTGAGAAATTTTTACCGACTGCAAATGTGGTAACGACTACCGCAACCATCGCAGCAGTTGCTACTGCGTCTGCCCTATTTGCAAAACCCCTAGCTGATCTGCTTTTGAGGTTACTGAAACCTCTGATAAAGAAGGCGTCCGATTCCATAAAGAAGAAATTAGGGCGAAAGGTTTCCATCCCTTCTCGTTCTTTGACGAAGACAAATTTGTATCGTCAGTCGAAGGGTTTACCTCCTTTGAAGGAATAGTATGATTGTGTTGTGGTAAAACACCTGGTGGATTTATAAGCATTACATCTGCACATACTGCAGCATACTGAGACTTAGGATGGAAGACTATACCTTGCTTCTTAAGTTCTCCACAATTTTTTAACCTCGCGATCTCGAAATCTAATCTTTTATTTGCTAGTAGTTGTTCTCTATATTTGATATGTGCAGCAACGGATTCTTTACACTGTGCCATTGCTTTCTTATCTAATGGTATAGAGATGGTCATAGACAGACCTAGATTTATATTCTGTGTAGATTTTTGTCCTGTCCTAGTAGGAACGTAATATAATATCTCGCCAGGATTGTCAGGTATATTGTCATCGTTATTATCTGCCATGTTATATACAGGATCATTGAAGAATGCTTCGTAGGGATCTTGCCATGTTCCTGTTCTTGTGACATATGGCGTAAGGTTCATCGTAGCACCTTGACACTGTATGCCATCTCCATATGTGTTTGTTATATACGGTCCTTGTAAAACTTGTATTGCCTGGTTGGTCACTGAGCCACTAGAATTTGCTACAGGATTTGCAGTAGCACTTACGCCCCCTACGTCTGTTGCATACGTAGGTAGACACGTAGATAAAGATAATACAGAAATCAATTTGAGAAAATTGACGTTGATTCTGTGACACTTTGGATTGTTGTTTCTCTTTGTATTATTGTATGCGTCTGAAGACCTGGTCCTGAATAGTGTTCTAGGAAACTGAAGTTGTTTCCTGCCTCCGTCTGCTTCCAGTTCGGTTTGTTTGTGGTTGATAAATCTAAACCTGTCCATGTTGAATTCACACCGTCTACGGTATTTGATTGTGTTGTCACGTTGTCAGGAGATACGAAACCTCCTTCGGGTTCTACCCCGTGGCCACTGACTGAATACGTCCAGCCTGTCGCATAATCCATCGAATTTATGGTCTCATTCGTCGTGACCGTCTGGGTGGTCACTGATGTCATCGAGCCTTGAGTGAAATTTGGCACCACGGGCACTGCATATAAAGGTGCAGTAGATACTACACCTATAGCATATACTATATGTATGCCTCTTTTAAACACTCTAATCTATACTCAATGTAGTTACGAATTGACCTGTAGCTACAGTTCCTGCACCACCAGCTACCACTGTTAATCCACCATTTGTGGTCACGGTTCCAGCTAGATCTCCTGCTGTTCCAGATGCAGTAGATGTGATGTCACTATAGTTCGCTACAGCACCAGTAGTAGGAGCACTACTTGAAATGGCGTCACCTTGGGTGAATGACTGGCTAAATGTGAACGAATTTCCTGCCGT